CTATTGGACTCTTTAAAAAAGGAAGGCGTAAGCCCTAGCAATCTCTCACACTTAAAAACCGCACTTGGTTACTTGTTTCGCCAAGCAGTAGAAGATGAAGTAATCCAAGCCAATCCAACACACCGCATAAAGACGATTACTGTCAAGCCAGACCCAACCTACACGCTTGACCCTAAAGACTTTCAAGCAATCCTAAAGAACTTACCCACAGACGGAGCAAGGGTACTAGCCAGATTTCTCATAGGCTCTGGTCTGAGGTTCGGGGAAGCCACAGAACTACGAGTAAAGGACTTTAACTTCACTTCTAAAGAAGTCTATGTAAGAAGAAGCGTGGCAGATGTAGGTCACGAACTTGGCCAAGGTAAAAGGTTCATGGTCGTAGAGGCCACCAAAAACGGACAAAAGCGAACAGTTGTTCTAAGCCGAGAAGTCATAGCCGAGGTAAAAACTTTTGTCAGCACCAAAGCCCTAGGAAAAGAAGACCTAGTATTCTCAAAGAACACAGTCTTAACAACAGGTAAACTAGTAAGCCCTAGCAAAAGCCTAGGTAAGCCATACACCAAGGGAAGCCGAACGTTTAGACATGGGAGTGTCTATTCCTATAATGTAGGCGGGTGCAGGTGTATAGCCTGTCAGCAAGCGGTTAAGGAATACCGCCACCAATACAGAAAGGACAAAGCCAAAGGCAAAGCAGAAAGTCAAAGCCTTAGCAAAAGCCAAAGCAATAGCAAAAGCCTTAGCAAAAGCGACGATTATCTGCCTCGTGACAGGTGGAGAACCATTTGGAACGAAGCCATAACCAAGTCAGGTATTGGCTGGTATCCCAAGACGCACGACCTCAGACACGCTAACGCAACACTTCTTCTAAAGAAGGGCGTAGATGTCCATGAAGTCAAAGAGCGTTTAGGTCATCAGTCAATCACAACGACCGAAAGGTACTTACACCGAGTACGTCACCAGCAGTCAAAAGCAGCCGAGGTTGTTAATGACTATTTGGAGTGATTATGAAACTAACAACACGCGGGAAGGTTGTGCTAACCAGCCTATTAACAAGCCCAATTCTAGCAATAGCACTAGGAGTAGGAATAGCCGAACCAGCAATAGCCCCCGAAAAAGCAAACGCATTAGTTCTACAGAAGTTCGAAGGGGCAAAATCCTTAACGGATAAAGACCTAGTAGTTCTTCTTAAAGCAGTCGGGTTCAAAGGCAAAGCCTTACCTGAAGCATGGGCTATAGCGAAGAAAGAGTCACAAGGTCGCCCTCTTGATTTCAATGGCAACCGAAGGACAGGAGATAAGTCCTATGGACTATTCCAAATCAACATGATTGGAAACCTAGGAACTACTCGTAGAGCCTTGTATCACCTAACAAGCAACAAACAGTTGCTTAATCCTGTAGTTAATGCCACAGTTGCTTACGAGATGAGCAGTTATGGTAAGAACTGGAAGCCTTGGAAAGGAACTCATACAGCAGTTGTACAACAATGGCTAAAGAAGTATCCTTACAAGTCAAAGCAATACAAAAAGGAGAAGAAGATAGTGGGAGCACACAAGAACCAAATGAAAATCAAAGCCGCATTAGAAGCAAGAATTGCGGGTATGCCGAAAGGTTCAGGCTTTAAGAAGCCAGGTTCGATGAACCGAAAGAAGACTGGATTCGTAAAAATCGCACCACTTAATAAGTAAAAGCAATAGCAAAAGCCTCATTAGCCAAGTGCTAGTGGGGCTTTTTTTGTACCCTTATACCTATGACATTACCTGCATCAGGACACGCTGGAGACCGTTCTTTCGAACGTAACGTTTCTTATCCTCTTGCGCTTCATACTATTAAAAATGGAGTTATTACAAAGCAACCAAATGGCAATCTTCTCCATGAAGCACGTGACCCTGACAACGTAGACCACGTTATAAAAGTAGTTACAACTCCTGAACCAAAGGGCATCGTTACTGTTATTAGAGATACTTCTCGACCATTTAATAGGAACTTATCAAAGCAACAAGCCCAAGTAGAAGCCAATGCAAAAGCATCTAAAGATAGGTCAAAAGCCAATCAGAAGGCGCAACTAGAAAAGAAGCGCCTTCGTTCTGCTGCAGCACGCAGTAACTAATTACTGATTATCTTTAATTAACTTCACTTCACAAGCATCTGTAGTGCAATAAGCCTCACCAACAGCATCAGCAGCCATACCAGCATAAACTCCCTTGAAGTCAATAGGAAACAACTTCATTGTGTAGTCCTCATACTCTTGCTCAGTAATCTGGGTGTATGGCATTTGAGGATACACTGTATTTCCCATAGGCAAGAAACTAATGGTCTTTAACTGACCGTCATACATGTGCAGTACTGACCCAATAGATTCTGCTTCTTTCTCAGCATCAAAGGTAACTGTTACTGATACAGAGTTATCTGACCAGTATCTTTGTGCAGCAGAAGCAAGTGCTACCTTCTCATAGATAGAAACGTCTTTCTCTGCTCTCTTAGCATTGGTCTTTACAGGAAAGAAAACAACACTTGTGGTATCAGGAGATTCACTTGCTGGCTCCACTTGATATTGCGCCATTTTAAATAGTGGCAACATAGGGTCAGAGTTTGCAAAGCGAATAGCGCGAAGGAAGTGTCTTCCACCTGATGCCCAATGCACTCCTGGACTTTCACCAGCAAGGATAGAAACTGTTCCTGATGGCTTTACAGTTGTAGTTTTGATTGATTCACGAATACCAAGCCACTCTGAATAATTAATGTCGTAATGCTTAATAACTTTGTACCCTTCATCCATCCAAGTGCGAAGTTCAGACCAACCATTGTTATCAGCAAAGTTAGCAACACCTGAGATAGAAGTACCGATACGGCGGTTACGTTGCATAATCGCATTGGTCTCTTGCCAGTGTGTAGGTAACAAAGTAACAGTCTTTGCATAGAGGTAAGCAAACTTCAATGTTCTTTTGAAGTCTTCTAAATTGTCGTGGCGATTCAAATACGTTTCAACCAATGTACAGCACTCATAAGATTCAAGTGACTGTTCAGCACAAGGGTTGTATCCAGCAATGCGCCAATCCTTGTTATTCTCAGGGTCAGCCAATCGACCATATTTACGAGATACATCCATCCAAATAACTCCTGGCTCACCATTAAGACTGATGCCATTAATGATTGGAGATAGGTCTTGTCCTACGGATACTTCAACAGAGTTATTAGACATCCATCCATAAGCCATGCGGTCAGGGTTTACTTCATAGTTCTTTAGATTCAAGAAGTTTTCATCATCTAAACGACCCATGAGCAACTCTGCTGAACGGCGTACATTGCCTGATACAACACAAACACCAATTATGTTTCCAATGTCAGCAATATCACGACGAGTTAATTTCTGACCTGCACGACCACTAAACATGCTGGTGATGTGATTATGTAGTTTCTCTAGCGGTTCGTGTCCTGCCGCAGTACCTCCAAAGGTTTTAATTGGAGTACCTGCTGGACGGATTTGCGAATAGTCAAAGACTGGCTTCTTCGTATCTGGCTTAAGGTAGGAATTGATGAGGGAGGCTGTTGATTCAACCCAACCTTCACGAGTGTCTGGGATGACATAGGTGTCACCTTCTTGTGGTTCATAAATATTAAAGTCCTTATCTGCTCCTTTATCATCAAAGCCAACACCCACTCCAAGCATTGATGCTTCCATAAGAAAGGCAAATGGCTTGGCTGGGTCTGTCTTGACCATGGAGCCTGTTGAAACAAATGCGCAGTTCTGCAACGCTGCAGAGTTACGTTGTTCATTAACGAGTGGTGTACCCATAACCCATAGACCACGTCCAGGTGGTGTCCATTTCAAATTAAAGAGACGGTCATAGGCTTCTTTTGCTGAGGCTGCTGCCTTGGCATCTGACCAAGGAAGGCGATTAAGTTTGGCGTGGTCTTTCTGTAGTGAGTACATGCCATTGATGACTCGCTCACATACCTCTGCCCAAGTTTCCTTCGTACCATCTTCCTTTAACCGAGAATAGGTACGCAAAAAGGTAATCTCTCCTACAGAGTTTCCAGCCGCATCTTGGTAACCAAATGGGGCTTTCTTTTCCTTGTAACTATCAGTGAACTCTGTTGCTAATTCAAAGGAGAACAATCCCATTTATGACCACCATTTCTATTAAAAGTAAAATACCCCATAATGGGGTGTGAGTATTATGCAGTGCCCGAACCTATCATGCACTTGTTAACAGTGATACCACTCCAGGGGCCCAGAAGGGGTAACATAGGTTTCAACCCTAAAGAAGGACTGTTATCAGATAACTAATCTTCTATAGAAGATTGAATAATTTTAGTAACTGATTCTTCTTTGAGAGTTTCTGGAAGGTCTTTAAGTGCTTGGGCGCGGTCTCCAAAGATGGCAGATAGGACTCCACCAGAGGATTGACGCTGTGCTGTAATTTGAATAAACTCTTTATCAGAGTTCATGTCATTAATTTCTTTAACCATCTTTATTAGTCTGTCAACTTCTTGAGAAACGTTGGGGTCTGCGTATCCGCCGTTCATTTCTTCAGCAAAACGCATAAAAGCAACTCTTTGACCCTGCATTTCAATCATTGCAACCATCAAAGCCTTAAGTTGTTCTTTAGTCTTTACTTCAACTGGCAAGTTAAAGGCGCAAGTATTCTGCGGTTTAAAGGCTGGACAATTGGCTGCAACAAAGCAAGTATCGCATTGGCGTAAAGAACTTTGCTGGCTGTGGACAACTGGAACATCCTTTAGAACATCCCGCCCGTTCTCATCAGTATCGACAATTGTCTTCATCTTGTAACCGAAGACAGGGAGATTTTGAACCTCATCTGGGTCTCTTTGTACTATCTCAGGGGCAGATTTTTTCCGTGTCTCGACCTCACTGTTATCAGACGTGGCGAACTCAAATCCTCCGAGACCCGTCATCAATTCATCGCTGTTATCAGATAACTTCTTTTCTTTGCCACCCTCAATAATGTGAAAGTTAGGGCTTTTTTTATCCATGGATAACTCCAATTGCTTATATGACCAGATGGCTACTCTAGTCGCTTCGAGGGTACTATCTTGCACAAAGTCAGAATAGTTCAGTCCAGCCTTCTCTACGATGGACTTGTAACGAGGTCTTGCTTGGGTCTTCATCTTTTTGGGGTAACGAGAAATCCTCTGCCCATCCCAAACGATTGTTTCTCCTCTTCTCATGGGAGACAGCCATGACAATGTGCTTGCTGTTGCAAATGGTACCTGTCTCAGGTTGTCTGGCTTGGCACATCCAAGGGCATGAAACCTAGTCCCATACTCCCTCTCATATACCCTTGTAACGGCTGCTAGGCTTGTTACAGCCTCTATCTCACC